GTTCCATTGTAATTATCTATCGATATGGCTGGGGCGATAGGCGTGGGCTATTATAAATTTATACCATAGGGGTACTGTATAGACACACACACTTCCATAGACAGAATCTATTTGACTTCTCAGAAAATCAAGAACTATGCCAAGTTTTGTTATGCAACAACCGTGCCAACTCCGTAGGGGCGGGGGAGGCCACATCAGGGAACGCCGCGATAGTGTACCTACCTAGATACAAAAAAGGGTAAAATTAGAAAGTTAAATAAGAATCATTTACAGATGCGAATCATTTGCATTTACAATAACTTAATCGCGTCTGCGGAGGTCAAGGAACACGCCTGAGACCCGCTGAAGAAGGGACGGGGGAGTTTATTTACAGGATTATGTTAAATAGGCTTGACAAATCCTAAAAAGTATGATATAATATTTACACTAATTAGCAAACGCAAGAGAAAATGCAGAAGTAAATTATCTTTTAGAATATTATCTCTTGCATTGTTGTTGCGATTAACTACAGAGTACTGTATATGACAGAGAATACTCCAACAAAACGGAGAGGTCGTCCCCCTAAGTCTGATGTTGAGGCGAAAAAGGCGGGCAATAGAGGAATAAGAGGGAGACCTCCCGGAGATGCGGCGGCTATTAATGAGATGAAGGCTAGGTTGTTGGCTAGTCCTAAGTCTCGTAAGGTACTAGATAGTATTGTTAACGCCGCATTAGACGATGAGCATAAGAATCAAGCGGCGGCATGGAAACTTTTAATGGACAGGATGCTACCTGTTAGTTATTTTGAGAAAGATGCAGGTGGTGGTAGAGCCGCTGTGAACATTACGATCACTGGTGTTGGTGGTGAAACAACAATTACTGGTGTTGAGGAAGAAGGAGAGGTCATCGACCATGAGTGAAGCGCAACGGATACTAAATCTAATTGCAGAAGATAAAGATATGAGTCCTGCACTCATTGAAGATGCAATGAATAAGATTGCGTTTCATGAAAGTTGGGACTCTGAGCAACGCACTGGCATTATTCCTGATCGTGTTCAGATGGGAGGCGGACCCGGACGTGGTGCTTTTCAGTATGAGATCGGTGAAGGGAAATCTGCTGAGGTAGGTCTAAACAGAATCAAAGCATTCTATGCAGACGTACTAGGAGAAGAACCTCCAGAGTGGGTGCAGGAGTTACCAATTGATTATAATCCTGCTGAACTATCTTTAGACCAACAACAAGTATTATTTCTTGCTGACCATCGCATGCGTCCCCGCTCTGACTTTAAAAAACTAGAGTCAATGGATGTTGATGAATGGTGGGGTCGCTATCATCAAACACAAAATGATGAAACAAAGCGTAGAAAGTTTAGAAATCATGCAGGATTGTATGAAGCTGAACTTAAAGGCGAGCCAGGATTTGAAGACATCCCTGTACCACCACAGGAGCCGGGTCGTCTGGATTTTGAGTTACCTCCTGTACAGAAAGGAACTGAGCCAGTAACGGTTGAGCCAGTACAGGAGGAAGTTGTTTCAATGGAAGAGCTTCAAGGAACTGACACAGGGTTTGAAAGTGAGTTCGATAAACTTGATTCTATTCTTTTACAAGGAACACCGTACGCTCGCAAATGACGGATCTTAAAGTAGAACTACTCCCGTGGCAACAAGAAGTCTTTAACGACCCTACTCGTTTTAAGATTGTTGCCGCAGGTAGACGTACAGGTAAGTCTCGACTTGCCGCATGGATGTTGATTATCTATGCACTACAAACCAACAAGGGTCATGTGTTTTATGTTGCGCCTACTCAGGGACAGGCGCGTGATATTATGTGGCAGACATTGCTAGAGTTAGCACATCCTGTTGTCAAGACATCGCACATTAACAACTTGCAAATCACTCTCATCAATGGATGTACGATATCACTAAAGGGTGCTGACAGACCAGAGACAATGCGTGGTGTCTCCCTTAAGTTCCTTGTTATGGACGAATATGCGGATATGAAGCCCAGTGTTTGGGAACAGATCCTTAGACCTGCACTTGCCGACCAGAAGGGTAATGCCATGTTTATTGGTACTCCGATGGGACGTAATCACTTCTATGAGTTATACCAGTATGGTGAGATGACAGAAGATGATAGTTATAAGGCGTGGCACTTTACATCTTATGATAATCCTCTTCTTGATCCAAATGAAATTGATACTGCCAAGAAGTCAATGTCAAGCTACGCATTCCGCCAAGAGTTCTTAGCAAGCTTTGAGGCACAAGGGTCTGAGATCTTTAAAGAGAACTGGGTACAATTTGATAAAAAAGAACCTGAAGTGGGTGACTACTATATTGCAGTTGACCTTGCAGGTTTTGCAGATGTGCAGTCAGCAACACAGTCAAAAAGTAAAAGACTTGACCAGACAGCAATCGCAGTAGTAAAAGTTAATGAAGATGGATGGTGGGTTGCGAATATCATTCATGGTCGTTGGGACGTAAAGAAAACAGCTAAGAAAATATTTGACGCAGTACACAAGTATCAACCAATCGCAGTGGGAATTGAGAAAGGTGCATTGAAGAACGCAGTACTACCATACCTGACAGACTTAATGAAGTCAGGACAGCGTTTCTTTCGCGTTGAAGAGTTGACACATGGTAATAAAAAGAAAACTGATCGAGTTGTCTGGGCGTTGCAAGGACGCTTTGAGCATGGTCAGGTTGTACTGAACAAAGGTGAATGGAATGCAACCTTCTTGGATGAACTCTTTCAGTTTCCAAATAACCTCGTTCATGATGACTTAGTAGATGCGCTTGCGTATATTGACCAGATGGCCAAGGTTGCGTATCAGTATGATTATGAAGAAGACGAATTTGAAATCTTAGACATAGTATCGGGGTACTAAATGGATTACGATCAGAATATTACTATAGAAGCCAAGCTAGAAGACTGGGTGATGGCTAAGTGTGAGCAGTGGCGAGATCACTTTGAGGCTAACTATCAGGAACAGTTTGATGAATACTATCGTTTGTGGCGTGGTATTTGGGCTGAAGAAGACTCAATGCGTTCTTCAGAACGTTCACGTATCATTTCACCTGCACTACAACAAGCTGTTGAGTCTAGTGTTGCGGAAGTAGAAGAAGCTACGTTTGGACGCGGTAAGTTTTTTGATATTAAAGATGACCTTGCTGATCCAAACCAAGGCGATATCCAATTAGTTCGTGAGCAACTTGACGAAGACTTTAAGTTTGTTGGAACACGTAAGCAAATTGCAGAGGCTTTAATCAATGCCGCTGTGTTTGGTACTGGTGTTGCAGAGATTATTGCAGATGAAGTAACAGAATTTACTCCTGCAACTCAACCAATTATGGAAGGTGACATGCAAGCTGTGGGCGTTATGGCCCGTCCCCGTACAGTTTTCAAGTTACGTCCTATCCTCCCACAGAACTTCTTAATTGATCCAGTAGCTACCTCTATTGATGAAGCTCTTGGTGTTGCTATTGATCAGTATGTACCTCTGCATCAAGTTAAACAAATGCAAGAGCAAGGTGTTTATAATGATGTTGCAGTTGAAACAGCCGCAACAGATTCTGATCTGGAGCCTGATCAAGACTTAACAATCTACACTGACGATAAGGTACGTTTAACTAAGTACTATGGTTTAGTTCCTCGTGAACTGTTTGAAGCAACAGTCTACGAGATGGAAGATGAAGACATTACTGAAGATGGGCCAGAGTATATCGAGGCGATGGTCGTTATCGCTAACGGTGGAACACTACTCAAAGCAGAAGAAAACCCCTACATGATGCAGGATCGTCCTGTTGTTGCGTTCCCTTGGGATGTAGTACCCGGTCGCTTCTGGGGTCGTGGTGTTTGTGAGAAAGGCTACAACGCACAGAAAGCTCTCGACACAGAACTACGTGCTCGTATTGATGCCTTGGCATTGACTGTACATCCAATGATTGCTGTAGACGCTTCTAGGCTCCCTCGTGGTGCTAAGATGGAAGTACGTCCGGGTAAGGCTATCCTGACTAATGGTAATCCTGCTGAGATTCTACAACCATTTAAGTTTGGTTCTCTTGATGGTAACACATTTAATCAAGCCGCCTCACTACAGCAGATGGTTCAGATGGCTACAGGTGCAATTGATGCCGCAGGTATTCCGGGATCTATTAATGGGGATGCGACAGCCGCAGGTATCTCAATGTCCTTAGGTGCTATCATTAAGCGTCACAAGCGTACATTGATTAACTTCCAAGA